TGGCCAGCACACTTAAACAGTTCTCGGCGGGTAATCAAACACCACCAGCTGGCCAACAGCAACAACAAACACCAAATGTAAATCCTGCGCTGAACTACCTCTTCAATCATCAGGCTACTGGTGGCCAGGGTGGGCAAGGACAAGGCGGATCGGGCGGTAACCAGGAGCATCAATTCACAGCAGGTGCAAAAGCCTTCGCTGAACAAAACAAGGGGAAATAATTCATGCCTATTCACTATGTTCCACCGGTGTCATTTACCACACGTAAACTGGTACTCGACAATGAAAAGCTGCGCCGTGCCAATGGCAAGGTAACAGCCGGTACCGCCTACAATTACGGCGATCTACTGACACTATCTGATGACAATGTACTGACTCATGCTGCAGATGAATCATCCTGGGATGTGATCTGTGGCCAGAACGTTACCGCAGCCGAAGCAACCATCAAAGCGGCTGACGGGATTGAAATTCCAATGTACTACGGCGGCGTATTTAACGTTGAGGCCGTGTCTTTAAATGGGGCGTTGCTGGACAAGGCGAAATATGATGCTGTCCGCGCCAAAGCAACCAAAAACAAAATCGAACTTTCTAAGGTGTAATAAACATGCCACAGTCTTTTAATATTGACGGTACTCCGCTTGAACTTCTTGATGTGGGTGAGCTTGCTCTCATTCATAGCAATTACCGTCCGATGGATACATGGCTGCTAGATCGCCTGTTTCCAAACCGTCCACTGTTTACCCGGGATGATGTGCCACTAGCTGAGCTTTCTGCTGATCATGATCTGGCACCACTGGTATCACCGAATCAGCCAGGTAAGCCATTTGAAACTACTCAGTCTGCAAAAGTAACTCATGTTAAACCGGCATACTACAAACCTAAAAATCAGGTGACTGCTGCAGATACTTTTGAAATTGCCTTGTTAGAGCGTTTACGCACTGCGGGGATTATCTCTACCGGTAACCAGCAGCTCTCTGAACAGGAAAAGATGGTGATTTCTCAAATTGCTGTCATGAAACGCAACCATGATGCAATTGATAACTCGGTTCTGATGATGGCCATTGATCTTCTGAAAAATGGTAAATATCTGCTGCATTCAGATGATTATGAATATAACCTGGTTGATTATGAGCGTGATGCATCCCTAAATTACACGCCACTTGTGGCATGGGGACAGTCAGGTGCCAAGCCGGTGGATGATATCCGCCGTATGCTGGAACGTCAGCTCGAAGCAGATGGTGGTGAAGCAAAAATGGCGCTGATGTCCGGTCTGGTGTGGCAGGCTTTGTGGAATGATGCAGATTTTAAAAAGGAATTTGTGACACCATATGCAGGGATCTCTGTACCAGTTGCACCAAGCTTCGGTGTAAGCCAGAAACCGACATTGAAAGGTACTTTTGATGGAATCGAATTCTGGGTTTACGATGCAACCTACCGAAATAAAGGCAAGGTAAATCGCTTTATTCCTAAGGATTACTTCTCATTGATCTCTGATACCAATGGCTCAGTAGCTCACTGCAAGATTAAGAACATGACCGCTAATGGCGTGGCTCAGCAGTACTTTGACCGTCAATGGTACTGTGAAGATCCAAGCGGCATTATGCTGATGACTGAATCTGCTCCACTGGTCGTTCCTTCTAACAAAAACGGCGTTGTTGGTGGCCGTGGCTTCATTACTCTATAAGGAGGCTAAAATGCCGAAGTACACAGCAAAACAATCCATCGGGCATTTTATGCCAGGTGATGAAATCAAAGGGCTTGAAGCTAAACAACTTCAGGCCCTTTTAGCATCTGGGGCTATTGAAGAATATCAGGAGCCGGAAGAGCCTAAAGCAGATGGTACCGCTGCACGTCTGGCTGAGCTTGAAAAGGCTAATGCAGAGCTGACAGCAGAAAATACCACCTTAACTGAAGCCAATCAGACCGCTGCTGCTGATAAAGCCAAGGCTGAGCAGGAAATTGCTGAACTTAAGGCAAAAGTGGCTGAGCTTGAAAAGGCTAAGCCAGCGTCTAAGTCTAAGACCAGTGACAAGCCAGCTGAACAGGGTGCTGATACAGCCAAGTAAGGTGATCTATGTACGCAACAGAAGCAGACATGGTGAAGCGGTTTGCTGATGACATTGAAGAACTAAAGCTGATGCATGCAGATGCAGCAGCTTCTATCAATGAAGCACTTCAGGATGCGGCAGAAGAGATTAACGGTTATATCGGTGGCCGTTATCCTCTGCCTCTTCCCAATGTGCCCAGTAATCTGAACCGCATGGCCTGTGATATTGCCCGTTACCGGCTTTATTACCAGCAACCCACTGAAGAAGTACGTAACCGTTATAAGGATGCGATTAAATTTCTTGAACGGGTACAAGACGAGAAAGCACATCTACAGATTCAGACCGCAACCAATGAAATTGTAGATGATCAGCCCAAGGGCCGGCCTACCACAATGCCCATCGGAACCAGTTATGTAGGAGGCGTGTTTGGTGATGAAACGCTAGACAAGATGCCTTCATTTAAATAGGGAGGAGGTATGGCTGGTGTTGTAATAAAGATCGATGCTGATGGTGAGTCAGCAGTAATGCAAGCGCTTCATCGTCTTTCAGGTCTTGAAGAAACGCAACAGAGACTGTTCGATACGATTGGCCAAACAATAGTAAGCAATATCCGTAATAGATGGACGCAGGGCGAAGGACTTGAAGGGAAATGGCGTTTGTCTGGCCGAGTTAAACGTGAAGGCGGTACCACTTTGCGCAAGACTTCACGGCTGATGGATTCCATTACTCATAATGTGCTGCAGAGTGGAGTAGAAATTGGTACTGACGTGGTTTATGGCGCAATTCATCACTTCGGCGGTGAAATACGTCATGAAGCAAGAATGCGTCGTACCTATTTTCGTCAGGGACGTGATGGCGCGGTAGGTAACGGATTTGTTCGTAAATCCCGTTCTAACTTCATGCAGGAATCTATGGGTAAGGCTTACATCATCAATATGCCAGCCCGTCCATTTTTGGGTTTGACCGAACAGGATGAGCAGGATGTATTAAATGATATCGTGGAGCATTTAACTGATGAGCGATAAAAACTTCTTTGCGGTACGCGATGAAATTGCAGAGAAACTCAATGGGATTTCAGGTCTTAAAAAGATTTATACCCCGGCCAACTCTGCAAATGTTACAGAGCTATCACAGGTTACACCAAATGCTCAGGTCTATTACCGCCGTATCCGAAAGCTGGATGATGTTGCAAAGTCATCAATGAACATGCTGGCCCAGCAATGGGAAGTTACGGTGGTTGAGCGTCATGCTTCGGCACAGCTTAATGATGGCTCAGCAGTTCTGGATCGTGCTGGTGCACTAACGCAACAAGTCTTGGAATTATTATCAGGTTGGCAGCCTGCTTCAAGTGCACGACCTTTAAACCTGATTGCAGTTGAAGAGGACTACTCTCCAACATGCGTCTATATCACTTTGGTGTTTGAATCCAAAATGTTTATCTAGGAGCCAATCATGGCAGCAAAGCAATATGTAGCCCAACAACCATTAGGGCGTTTCAAAAAAGGGGATTTCGTGGGTGGACTCACCGATGCTGAAATCCGACAGCAATTAGATGCAGGTACGATCAAGGAGGTAGAAATAGAAAAGCCCTCTGAAGAGTCGAAACCAGCTGCAGCAAAAACTACAAAAGAGGTAAAAGCAGATGGGAAATAAACCAGATGTTATTTCGTTACAGGGTGAACTGTTCCTGGCTAAAATTATTAATGGTGCAGTATCAGGTATGTTTCCAGTAGGAAGTATGCCGGCCCTGCAGCTTCAAATTACTTCGGATTCAACCGATCACTATGAGTCAAAAACAGGTTTTCGTACGAAAGATGCAGTACTACGAAAGCAGACAGGAGTATCTGTAAGCGGCACCCTGGAAGAGGTAACCAAGCAAAATCTTGCCATGGTGATGAGTGGTAAAGTTACTGAAGTATCTGCAAGCACTATCGCTGATCGCTCACTAGGTACTGTTGAAGCTGGGACTATGATTGATCTGGGTGAGCGTAATCTATCAGAAGTTAAGTTTAAAGATGGCGCTGATACAGATATTGATGCCAGTACCTATGTACTCGATTCGGCATTCGGTACAGTGATTTTTAATATTGCACCGACTGGTGACGTTAAGTGGTCAGGTAAAGCCGGAAAATTAACACGTACGGCGATTGCAAACGATATCGGCAATGAATACCGCTTCTTCTTTAAAGGTGTTGATACCTATAAAGGAGATAAGGTTGCCGTGACCTTATGGCGTGTGGAGTTTTCACCGGAAACAGAATTTGATCTGATCAATGAAGATTTCTCTAGTTACGATATTGAAGGTGAATGTCTGGCTGACATTACCAAGGTAAATGATGCTGAACTTAGCATGTTTGGCCACATTGATCGTTTTAATGTAGCAGCTTGATACTTAAAGCTGAGTAACTAAATCCAGGATACAGGCACAGGGGCGCATAAGCGTCTTTTTTTGTGCCTGTATTAAATAAATTACTATTACTTGTAAATATAAAAAAAACTGGCATATTTAAACATTGTTCATTAATTGAGCGACAATGTTATGAGTGATTTTGAGGAAGGTGATGTAGTTTATTTAAAATCCGGTGGTCCTAAAATGACTATTACAGAAATTAGAGATGTCCGGAACTCCTGCTGTGAATGGTTTGACCAACACGATGAATTAAAGCGTGGTTCTTTTAAAAATAGTACATTAACTAAAATTAATCCTAGAATGAGTAATGGGCCAAATAGTGGAAGTTCATTAAATAGTGGCGGTATGCCCACATTTAATCTCTAACAGATAAAGCACCTTCGGGTGTTTTTTCTTTTGTTTAGTAAAGCATTTAATGACTCAGTCAAACCCACTACTAATTCAACATCAAAATAAAATACTTCTCATATTAAGCTTGGCTTTGACAATAGTTGCATGCCAAAGAGAACAGAAGCAAATTCCCTGGATATACGGAGTCAAAATTACTTCAGGATATGAAAATTACATTTGGCTACTACATTCAGAAGGATAGGGTGAAATATTAATTTTATCTGCTCTGTATTTTTCTGATAATGAGAATAATTATCAAAAATTAACAGATGTTTTGATGTTTTACTTTTAAGATGGGCACCATTAGGCATCTATGTTGAATTCAAAAATTAAAAATGGAGAACATAAGTATGAAATATCTCTTCTTGGCACTAGCAGCAGGTGTATTTCTAATGGGGTGTAATTCTAATATGGCTAAGGCTTCTAAAAATACTACTACAGACGAATCCTCAGAAAATTTAAAGCCCAAACAGATCATCAATGTTACTGAAGAAAAGCAACTACTGAAGTTTATTGGACCAAATAATCAAACATATATGCTTAGAACTACAGATAACTTTGAAACGGCAGAACTAAGTGATCAGTCAGGTAAAACTTATCGACTTAAACGAGCCGTATCAGCAAGTGGGCTCCGCTTAGCAAATAGCCAAGGGGTATCAATCCATTTTAAAAATGGTGAGGGTATTCTAGAACTAATTAAGGATCAGCCTATCAATGTTACTGAAGTTAAGCCTTAAACCTGAGAGATAAACATAGTATTAAATGAATAAAAGCACCTTCGGGTGCTTTTTTATTTCCTGAACTTTATTTTGAGATTCCATCATGAATGATTTTTTTCTAGCAGCTAATCGCTCTATCACAGTGAATGATGTTGAAGTACACCAGATCCAGATAAAAGATTTTGACCAATGGGCGGTACATGCCGAAAAGGTAAAAGGCTTCTTAAAGGGAAAAGATTATTCAGATGAAATTTTAACTCAACTTTTTAAGACTCATTCAATTGAAGTGCTGGGTATGTGCAGGTTGGCCACTAAGCTTCCAGCAACCAGTTTGATCGATCTGGCCACAACATCGGAACAGCAATTTAAAGAAGTTTTATCAGCAGTACTGCAGGTCAACGGCGCTTATTTTAAAGAAGATCAGCCTAAACGCCGTAATAAAAGGCAGGCAGTAAAAGAAAATGATTCAACCTGGTTTGACTCATTCCAGTTGCTGATCAGTGCTGGTCATACTCATACCGAAATCATGAATATGACTTATGGTGCTTACAGTGAGTATTTAAAATCAGCCCAAAAGGATTACCGGAACAAGCTGGCGGCACTGACTAGTGTAGTGAGATCCGCTCAGCATGCATCTGCTAAAGATTTAAAGAAATTCTTGGAAGATTTAAAAGACTCATCGTGAGCAAAGAAGCTTTTTCACATTACGATAATTTAGATCAGTCGGTTAAGATGCTCAAAAATATCTCAAAATAAGGGCATGAGAATGGCAACAGTAGAGTGTATTGCATGCGGTCATGTGGGAGAGCCGAAAACAAAGGGTAGTTTTTTTATAACAATTATCTTGCTTTGTATTGGATTTTTGCCTGGTGTGATTTATGAAATCTGGCGGAGGTCTGGTGGTAAAGTGTGTAGTGCCTGTGGTAGTAATCAAGTGCAATTATATCGACCAGTCCCAAAAGTTGTTACAGCTTTACCAGAAGAGCATGTACAGCTTCAGAAAAAACAATCCGCATCAAAAACTAAACTTGTTGCAAATGATGGTTTTTCTTATAACGCTGGACAACGGTTAAAGATAGACGACAATGGAGTTGAACAAAAGCAATGTCCTGACTGCCGTGAATATATTCGATTCGATGCTCGAAAATGTAAGCATTGCGGATCAATCATTGAATAAATAATTTAAATTTTTATCACTTCATATAGCCCACCATATTGGTGGGTTTTTTATTGCGAGTAAGAATATGGCCGGTAAAGAATTATCGTTTAAGCTTGTGATGGAAGCCGACACAAAAAATTATGTGTCTAATGTTGAACAATCTGAAAGCATTACAAAGGCCGTTGTCGCCGTAATTAAAAGTGAAGCTGATAAGTTAAAAACTGCTTCTACTGAAGCTGCAAAAGAAGTTGGAAAAATAGTTCCTGATGATTTGCAGAAGAAAGCAGATCAGGCTGCTAGCAAAATCAATAATCTAGGAAGCGAACTTCAGGATACTGCAACCAAGGCAAATAAGGCAGGCTTTGAAATCGGTGAAGCCATTCCAGGTGATACAATTCAGCTGGCGGAAATATTAGGTACTAAATTCTTTACAGCGGCCAAGGAAATTGAAGCTCTTGGTGACAAATCGGTTATCAGTGCTAGTGAACTACGCTCAATGTCGAGTATTGGTGAGCAAGGTCTTAATGAGCTTAACTCAGCACTAAAAGCTGCTCAGGCTGAATTGGTTCGTTTGCAAAGTACGGATGGTACCTTAAAAGATATTGAAATCGCCAAGCAGCGTGTTCTAAGTATTGAAGATGCTATTAAAGAAACGTCCAGTGCATTTAATTACTATCAGGACGTTGCCGTAAATGCCATGCGTGGCGTGGACAACGCCACACAGTCTTCAATTAATCAGTTACAACGCTTTAGCTCTGTGGATCTTGGCCAAGTAGTAGGAGAGGCACAGACTGCTACTCGTGCAATTCAGTCAATGGGAGATGGTGCCAATCTCAGCACTAAAGAAATTGAGCGAATCAGTAGTATTGGTGCCAGCAGTATCAATACGCTTGAAAGTGAACTGCTGGCAGCGAAAACTGCATTCTCTGCATTAGAGAAAAGCAGTGAAGCTATCAATCTTGATGAGATACAAGAGGCGGGAGAAAAGGTTAAGGGTCTTGAGCAAGCTCTTGACTTAGCTAAGTTTGCATTTGAAAATTTCGAAAACGAAGCTTCATCTGCAATGCAAAAAGTGTCTATAAGTGCAGATAAGATTTCGGACAATGTAAAACAGGCTAGTCATGAGATTTACGAGGCATTAAGTATCAAACCTCCTACGGCCATTAATGATGCTATTACTGCACTTGAACGAAAGTTGGAGGACTTTAGAGCTAATAGCAAATTGCCAGCCGAAGAAGTTGAGCGTGTAACTAAAATTACCGAGCAACAGATTGAGAAGCTTAAAAATGAGCTCCAAGATATTGGACCAGCAGCGGAAAAAGCAAATTCGGGTATTTCCAGTCTTTCTAAAGGAATGGATATTACTCGCTTCGCAACTACAGCTCTTATTAGTGCATTAACTGCTCTTGGTATCGGTTTGGGTGTACAGGAACTCGTCCAGGCAGCTGATACCTATACCAATCTCTCAGCCCGCATCAATATTGCAACTAAAGAAGGCGGTAATTTTACCGCTGCCATGGCTGGTGTGCATCAAGTGGCACTTGCCACCAATTCAAGTCTTGAAGCTACCGGTGATTTATTTACTCGGCTAAATGTTGTTGCTAAAGATATGGATATGTCGCAGCAACAAGCACTGGAACTTACCAAGACGGTAACGCAAGCTATTAAAATTGGTGGCAGTTCAGCTGAGGCTGCAGAAGGTGCAGTACAGCAATTTATTCAGGCCATGCAGGGTGGTGTTCTTCGTGGTGAAGAGTTCAACTCCATTATGGAGGGAGGATATGGACTTGCTGAGGCCTTGGCACGTGGACTCGGTGTTACCACTGGCGAACTTCGTAAAATGGCCGAGAATGGTGAATTAACTGCTGAAAGAGTAGTGAAGGCACTTCATAGCCAGGCTGAGGCTGTACAAGAAACCTATAGCCGTTTTCCGCTTACTGTTGCTAATGCACTCCAGAAGATCACAACTTCTTGGCAGATACTGATTGGCGAAATAAACGAGGCTAATGGTGCCTCTGCTGTTGTAGCCGGAGCTTTATCTACAATTGCTGACAATCTAGGAATACTAAAAGTATTTTTTGATGATGTTGGTGCTGGTGTTGGTTGGTTTCAAGAAAAGCTCGCTGAAATTGATCCCTCAACGCTACAAGCTATTCAGGATACCTTAAGTACTGTTTATGACACGATTAAAAGCGTCATTAGGGGTATTGCGGGTATTGCAGAAACAGCATGGAGTGCCTTTACCTCTGCTTTGGACGCGATTTCGCCGTTATTTAATACCTTCTTGCATGGACAAGAGGATGTCAATGGCCTAACCACGGTAATTGAACTATTAAGAATACCTCTAGGGTTGCTTGCCGATGGAGCCACAGGGCTTAATATTGCACTCAAGCTTGTTTTATCAGGTATCCAGTTCATATCAGCAGGAGTTTATGATTTAAGTGCAACCGTTCTTAAATTTACAGGCTTTGATGATCTGGCAGCTCAAGCACAAAACACATCAGACAAGCTATTTGCTCAAGCTGAAAAAAATGCGGAAGAGGCAAAGCGGATCGCTTTAGAAACCAAATCTGTAACTCGTCAGGCCATTGCAGATATTACCAAAGATGAGGAGCTGAAAAATCAGGAACGCATTGCTGATAGCCAGAGAACACTCGAAATACTCAAGGCCCAGGAGGAAAAGCATAAGGCCGATTACAAGGCAATTAGCGATGAACGGATCAGGCTTAATCAGCAGTTAGAGGATGCGCGTAGATCCGGTAATCAGGCCTCAATTGATTTAGCTGTAAAGGGTTTGGCTGATATGGATGCCAAAGAAAAAGCCTATCAAGCTGAAAGTCAGAAAATTACCGATGGAAAGATTCAGGCTGCACAAGTCGTTGCTAATGCAATGATTAAATCTGCAGATGCAGCAGGTTTGGCTCAACTTAAAGTACTTAACGCTCAACTTGCAGCTCAAGGGTTGCAGGCTGAGTTTGATGGTACGGGCAAAGTAATTGTCAGTGCAATGCAGCAAGGTACTGCCGCTACTGAAGGTCAAACCAATGCTACAGATAAAGCCCGTCAAGCAGCTGCAGCGTTAGGTATTGATCTGGACGTTTCTTTAAATAGAGTTTCTGCTGGCTTTAAAGAAAAAGAAGGTCAGTTGAATAACTTTGCCAATGGACTTAAAGGCCTGGGTATAGAAGGTAAGCAAGCCGCCAATGTGACCTATGAGGCTTGGTTAAAATGGTTAGAAGCTGCCAAAAGCCAAGCTGAAATTGATTACGCAAGGTCTAAGCTTAAAGAGTTTGGTGATCAAGGTAAGGTTTCAACGGGCCAAGTCGAACAGGGCCTGATTGCTATCAAGATGCAGGCTTTAGAACTACCGGATGATATTGATCCGGTGACAGAGGCGTTTAAACGGCTAGGCATTGAAACCAAGGAGAATTTAAAGCTTGCTGCTCAACAGGCTTTGATGGATTACATTACGATCCGGGATAGTGGCAAGGCAACTGCAGAAGGTGTGCAAAAGGCTTATGAAAAAGCTGCTCAGTCTGCGGCTGCATCTGGTGACGCAGGAAGAATCGCAGCGGTAAATGC